TGCTCTGGACGTAAATTTCTGGGGTAACAGCACAGCAGAAATCAATGGGCTATTCACCAGCGAATACATAGAGTTTTCGCTTTTCAGCAAATCTTCGATTAAACTATCTAACTCCACATGTGAGCATTCATACATAAGCACTCAACAATCCTCCAGCATTACCGCGTCAAATTCCACATTTCATGGAATTTCCGCTTGGGACCCCACTGAGGTTTTAATCTCAAACTGCACTCTAAAAGAAGTTCACGCAGACAGTAGAACAAACTTTGTTTTAACCAACTGCATAATTAACCAATATTTGGGAATAGGCACATCTGACTCGAATTATTCTGTAAACGGGCTTAAACTAGGCTTTTTCCACTACTGGAATTTTCCCCTAAATTGTTCTGCTGTTGGCTCCTCAATTCCAAACTTAACGCTAGAAGATACTTACGTCAGCAATTGGAACTTCTATTTAAGAGCGCATACAAACGCCACATTCTCCAACTCCAACCTATACACTATAACACTGAGAGAGTTTTCGCAAGGCATATTCCACAACACCACAGTGAATACATTAAATACTTATGACTATTCCACGGTCTACAGCTTCGATTCAGAAGGCAATTTTGTCAATGCACTTGGCAATTCAAGAATATGGGCAGTAAATTCCACTGCTGCAACTCCCTACGTAGGCGGTCAAGCTGAAATTTACATTTACTGGTATCTTGATGTTCATGTTATAGACCTAAATAGCGATGATGTTCCATATGCAAACGTAACCGCAAAATACTCCAACTCATCCATAGCAGAAACAAAACAAGCCGATGCATATGGATGGGCAAGACTAACCCTTATGTATGCTATGGTTAATGCTACTGGAGATTATCCAGTTGGAACTTATACCATAATCGGCGAGTACGACGGCTATAGCGATGAAGAGTCAATAGAAATGTTTTGGAATCAGATAATAACTTTGCAACTGCCATTTGTAATACCCGAATTTGCTCCCTATCTAATCATGTCAACGCTTATAACAGCAACATTGCTGACGATAATAGTCCGCAAAAGAAAATTGATTTTAAGCAAATCTTAAAACCCTAACCAACCATAAATACGACAATTAGGTTAAAATGCAAGAGAGAACCATAGCCGCTTTTTCGCTGATTCTACTTCTAATTCTTTTGGCAATAGCCAAAATTCACTTTCAAGCTTCAAGCTGGAGCAACGGCGGCTACAGCAGTGACCCATCCAACCCAGATTATGGAACACATGATTGGATTGCACACCACGCCTTAGACTGGTTGCCAGACCTAGAGAAACAATTCATTCTCAACCACTTAGCAGCCTATCTTTATGGAACAGAGCTGCCTGATAGACCCACTAATCAAGGAGGTTTCGGCGATTCATTGCAACATCATGTGTATTATCACAATGATGGTTCTTTGCAGGATGATGCTTCAGCAGTCAAAGCCCAAACCAGATATGACGCGGCCGTTAGCTATTTTAAAAATGGCGACTTGGCTAATGCTTCTAAAATGCTTGGCGCTGTGACGCATTATATTGCTGACATGGCTGTTTTTGGGCATGTAATGGGCGCTGGCACAGATTGGGGAGCAGAAGATGAGACTATTCACAGCGATTATGAAGAGGAAGTGAATAAAGGCACTAACAGTTATTATGACGATTTTAACGCTTACCTTGCCTTTGATGGCTTGTTGAGCAATATATCCGCTTACGATGCCGCTTTAACGCTTGCCTACAACACAACATTCGGCGATAATGGAGAATTCACATGCGTTTGGATGAACCAAAGCTACGATTGGGATAATCCACTTTTTGTGAACCGCTGCGGCGAATCAATCAATTTGGCTGTAAACCTTGTTGCGGATGTTTTGCACTCGTTTTCTTTGGAAATGGTTGACGTAGCGCATTTTATCCCTGTTCCATTCTATTATCAAGATACAGACTATTATTGTGGTCCAGCATGCTTAGCAATGGTTTTCGACTATTATGGCGAAAACATCAGCCAAAACGAAATTGCAGACGCAGCAAGAACACTTCCATATGTAACCTATACTGACGAAATGGTTAGAGCTGCCCATTTCAGCAATATTAGCACTTCAAAAGGCACAGAAATGCCTGAAAACATTACTGGCTATACATTACGCAAGTTGGGTTATGCAGCATTTGAAAATCAAGAAATGAGTTTAGCTCAACTCAAAGGCTACATAGACGAAGATAAACCTCTAATTCTGTTGATGTGGTACAGTGGCTACCATCATTCAACACACTATCGTGTTGCGGTTGGTTATAATGAAACTCATGTTTTTCTGCATGATCCATGGAATAATATAACATGGGGAGGAGCTTATGGTGGTCCAAACATGGCTTTGAATTACACTGCTTTCATTGACCGCTGGGCATATTGGGACAACTGGACTCTTTATGTTTCGCCTTGGGACATAAAAGTTTCTGCACCCGCTTACATCAAGCCGCAAATACCGTTTCAAATAAACGTTACAATAACTTATCCGCAACCACTTCCAAATGCATTTTCTGATTATCCAGCTTCTCACTGCAATGCAACAATAACATTACCAGCCAACCTAACCATTGCACAAGGTGAAACCCTGAAGAAGACATTGGGCATGGGCTCTTTGCAGTCTGGAGAAATTGCAACTGTAACTTGGACGCTTATTGCTGATTGTGCTGGAATCTACGCAGTGAGCATAGAAGCGGAGGGATTAGTTTCTGGTTCAGTTTATACTTATCCTGCTTATGATTATAGTGACAGAATAGGCGCAGTAGTGAATTTCACAATACCATTAAGTGAAGATAATAATGCACCGTTAATAACTAATCTTTCAAAAGAGCCAGCAGACAACATTTTGCCAAACCAGCCAGTGAAAGTTTCAGCATGCATTATTGATGCTGAAAGCGGAGTGAAAAACGCCACATTATACTACAGTCTGAACAACAGTGAAACATGGACTCCAATATCTATGGACTACAATTTAACATTACATCTCTATAATGCCACAATTCCAGGACAGTCAGAGGGAACATACGTGAAGTTCAAAATCGTTGCCTATGACAAAATGGAAAATAACGCAACCATAGATGGAACAGACGTCTCAGCATACACTGTAGTTCCTGAATTCTCATTAGGCATAATGCTGCCAATATTCATAGTTTTAACAATGCTTGCAATTGCCTATGTAACGAAAAGGGTGAAAATGAATGAAGCAAGACCTATTTGTTAATGATGGGCATCCACTTGTTAGCAAAGTCAGTTATAAGGGCGATTTGCGAGAATCAATAGAGCTTGCCGTTTCACTCATCGGAGGAATCCAGAAAATTGTACACAAAGGCGATACAATACTGTTAAAGCCCAACTACAATACTGCTGACCCGTTTCCAGGCTCAAGCGACCCACAATTCATAAAAACAATAATAGAAATACTCTGTGAAGCTGGTGCTGGCAAAGTTATTGTTGGAGAGAGAACCGCTTTTCTTCGCAGTCGCAAAGTTTTGGAGCAAGCTGGCATTGTTAAGGTTGGTGAAGAGGCTGGTGCTGAGGTTAGGGTTTTTGGGAAGGATAGTTGGCGATTGCTGTTTGATTGGGATGGTTGGCGAAGGGTTAAAGTTAACGGTGGTAAATACCTACACAAGGTTTCGCTTGCAAAAGAAGCCTTTCAAGTAGACAAAATCGTTTATGCCCCACTTATTAAGACGCATCATGCAGCAGAATACACTGGAGCAATAAAACTTTCCATGGGATTAGTTAAGCCTTTCTTTGACCAAATAACGTTTCACGCTAAGCATCTTTGCGAGAAACTTGCAGAACTATGCCTAGTCATCAAGCCTGACCTAATCATAATGGATGCGAGAAAAGTGTTCATAACTGGTGGTCCAGCGAAAGGAGAATTACGTGAGCCTAATGTGATTTTAGCTTCTGGCAATCAAGTGGCAATAGATGTGGAAGGCGTAAAAATACTCCAAAGCTATGCGGGCGGCAAACTGGAAGGCAAAAATGCTTGGGATTTGACCCAGATTAAACATGCAGTTGAGCTGGGCATAGGCCCACGTAGTGAAGATGAATATGAGGTTGTAACACCTTAAAAGTGAAAATGTGAATAGAACACAATTCTAGTGGAAAGTTCTATACGTATATTCGTCTACCATTTATATGAGTCGCAAATAATCTTTCTAATGGAGAAGGCTGAAAAATGCGAATTAAATATGTAATAGTATGTGTTCTGTTCATGCTTTTGCCTATCTCATGCGCTAATGCTGGCTGGAGTTCGCTTAATTCTGGCTATGCAGTGACCACTGATTATCATGGTGTAGAGGCGTTTGTTGAAACATTAATTACTGCGACAGCAGGCACAACCGATTCTACCATAACCAATGTCACATTTGTTTGGAAATATCCAAATGACACAATAGCCTTTGAAGATGTTGACGTTCCAGTTTGGAGTAATGGCACAAAATATCCAGACGAAAATGGCGACCTCATTTATTATGCTCAAAGTTCTTTTGCGCCACAAGTTGAGGGCGAATGGGGTGTTCAAGCATATTTTAAGGGTTCGGGTGGACATTTGCGTGGAAACGGAACAGACATAATCGCAATAAAAGCAACATCCAACGAAATTGTAATTCCAGAAACTTTGATAGTAAGCGCATTAGGAACTTTAGGAGTTATCAGTATAATCTTGACCTTGCTACATGATAAAAGGAAAAGGCAACGCTGTCTCCTAATATGATGATATAGAAATGTTATTTTGTAAAAAACGACTTTGATTAGGATTTTATTATAAACAGTTTTGTTTTCTTCTTTTTTATTGTGAAAATTGTTTAAATTTGCCTTCTTTTTCATTTTTAAGCGAGGTGCATGGCTGTTTGGCAAGCGTGTCTGTTGATGATGTGCGTGACACAATAAACATAAGCGTAACAGACATTTCAGACGATAAAATTTTGAAGATGATTAAGCGGGCTGAAGTCACGCTTAGTCTTGAGCTTAGCAAACAAGTAGATTATGTTGACTGCAGTGATGCTGAGAAGGAATTCATTACGTTATTGGCTGCTGTTTACGCCATTTGCTATTTGACTGGTGGTTCTGCAGTTGGCTTAAGCTTCAGCATAGGAGACCAAAACGTAAACGTGCTGGATAAAGCTCCGCCATTAGATGTTTTACAAGCAGAATTGGAACGCATTCTGAACAATTTGAAACAACCAATTTTAAGGAGTGTTTGAGGCGGATGACAGCAGTTCCAGAAGCTTACTACCAGTTCGTCATGGATTATGCACCATACGTTTACGTTATTCCGCCTAACCAGCCTGATTCAGAATTTGGCAAAGCAGCCTTTGCAGCAGCCTTCGCTATTGACTTTCTCTGCGAAGCCTATTCTAATTCACAGTTCGAAGGTCGAAGAACACAAATCAACAACAAAATAGTAAGCCTTGCTGATTGGATTCTAACTCAACAGTGCACAGAGGAGGCTAAACTTGCTTGTGGTGGATTCAAGAGCACCGAAAGCAGCACGTACTATTACAGTGTTGACGCTTGCCGCATTATCCCATCGCTAATAAAAGCCTACCAATTAACAGACAATTCTTCATATCTAAATTCTGCAAAGCTTGCATGTGCCACATTCCTTTACAACATGCAGCACAAACCAAGCGAACTTGGCATTCACGACAAATATTACGGCGGCTTCGCTCGAGCCGTCACAATTGCGGATGCTTGGCTTCAGCAGATGGATGTTGAATGTCTTTATGGGCTTATTGGCTTGAAACTGTTATGGGAATTTGACCCTTCAAATCAGAGCAAATACGAATCAATGATAGCTGATGCAATAGGCTTTTATCGTTCGGGTTTTGAAACCTTTCACTTATATTATGATTCGCCGCCTAATGGAGACGGAGATTGGCATCGTGTTGGCTTAAATGAAACAATAATTTATGATGATGTATTTGCGTATGCCTTGCTTGGCTTATACAATTATGAGGGCTGGAGTCACTCGGTTCAGAGAGTCTACAGCTTCCTAAACGCCATAAAGCCTTCTGCACAGTATCCAGCCTATAACCCTGCAGTTTGCTGGAGTGGCTATTTAGATGTGGTTTCTCGTTGTCCTGCTTGCAACTATTATGATGTTGTTACAAGCGGAATCTTGACTAAAATTCGCAAGAATCATGACAAGCCGAGTTTAGAGTTCAGCAAGCAAATAATTAGCAAGCATCAAGAAGAGTTCATGTATTGGGGTGTCAAGTGTGCAGACTACAGCTCTGTGGAAAACAAGAAGGCTATGGCAACCGTGTGCTGGCTTGGGCTTCTCCACCTGAATTATGAAACTCCAATGACAAGGTTTACGCAAATTCTACATTCAAAAGGCGAAAATGTAACGCTTTACCCTATAATAGAAGTAGCAGAACAGACAAGCTACGGTGAAGCAATAGACATAAAAGCCATAGTTTCACTAACCCGCACAGAAGAAGTCCAGATAGAGCCAGGCTATTTTATAAACGATTATTTCACAATGTACACTTTCACGCCTTTGAGGCATGGTGACAAAATAAGCCGCAAGGGCATAGACTATGAAGTTTTAGGCGTTCAAGCTTTGGATTTCAATGGTGAAACTGCCTATTTTAGGGCTAATTGCAGGAGGCTGATTAAGGCATGAGCGAAGCAGAAAATTCCGTGGACACTGTTGTTAGGCTTTTGACCAAGAACCTGCATATTGTTAAGGATGAAGGGGCAACAGCAAATATTCACGTTAGCCGAGAATGGTATGACCGCGAACTTTTCAAAAATTATGATGGACAAGTAACTGTAGGATTAAGCGAAAGCAGCGACACGAAAGTCGAATTGAGTGGAAGAACTCGCAGATGCGTCAGCAACTTACGCGTAAATGTTTGGGCTACTGATAGGCTTATGCGAAACAGAATAGTATGCGAAGTCAATCGCATTGTAAGGCAGAATCGCAACAAGCCAAATGAAACTCTCTACGATTTTACTGGAATAGGTTTAGCGACTAATATGCATGAAGCCTACCATGCTGAAGCCCCCATAGAGCTCGTGCCTGGACATGAAAGCTGGACTGAATTGGGCAATGATGAGTATCAGATGATTTGGTACAGTGACGACCAGCGATTTTCTAAGCAATCTCTGGGTGAAGGCGATTTCGCCATGATGCTTTTTGGTTTTAAAATTGAAAGTAGAAAAGAGGTTGTAAGGAAGATTTGCTTAACTTTTGAGGGGTATGGTGTTGCTTCTGCTGGCAATGGCGTGACAGTTAAGGTTTGGAATCGCACGGCTTAAGCATGGCAGAATGCCCAAAGTGGTGCTGGTGAGGCTGATGAGACAGTTAATATTGTGCTTTCGTCTAATTTGGCAGATTATGTGAATGATGATGGGTATGTTTGGCTTCTTGCGAGAACAACAAACCATAGTAACGGGATAGATGAAGCCATTCTTTATTGTGATTATGCAAGTTGCACGGTTACAGTTAATGGCATAGTCTATTTGGATGTTGTAAGTTTTCGTGATGCAGACCGTGTTTATTCTAAACCTTTCATTTTCCACACTGAATTCCATCTTAAATCATGGTCCTTTGAGGACATTGGAGCGTGAGAAATAGAAAATGGTCAGTACGTATGGAGCACATGAAAGCCGAATCTATTATGTGGAAGAAACAAGCTATGGTGAAACACCTGCAAATCCTTCAATGTTAGGTGTTCCAGCTGAAAGCATAGACCCTTCGCTGAGCCCAAACAACATTAAAGTCAGAGGAGTGGGCTCTGTTGATTTTCAAACCATAAAGCGAGGCTTGAGAGAGCCGAGTCTTAAAACAGTGTTTCCGTTGCCAAGTGATGCGCCTATAGGTTTTTTGCAGTATGCCAAGGTTGAGCTTGACAAGTCATTAAGTATTCAAATGCTATATTACAAGGGAAGTTTTGCATCAGCAACTGACATAATTTCGCTATTGTATAAAGGTTGCAAATTTCAAAAGGTAACTGTTGAATGCAGCTTAGAGGATGTTATTAAGGCAACAGCTGAATTAGTTGGGCAAGACTTGGTTGTTGGAAATTCCAAAATTTCTGGAGCGACATATGCAGATTATGCTGGTGCTGTTGCCTTCTACGAAAGCTACGTCAAAAAAGGCACAACAACTCTTGACCGCGTATCAGACTGGAAATTCACAATAGAAAACAACCTCAAACAAGTGCCCGTTATACGCACAACAAGCGGACACATTCTGAAGTATTTGCCTTACCGACACCGCAACCTAACAGGAGAAATAACCTTCGAGTTTGAAAGCAAAGAAGAGTTTGAAGACATAATTAACGATTTGTCTTTTGACTTGGAGTTTGGTTTAGGCGGAGCTTACAAGGCTGTTTTTAGTGGCTGCAAATGGGAGGATTTGTCCACACCTACACGTATTGAGGATTTGGTTTCTTGCAAAACGAGCTTTGTGGCTAAAGGATTGACCATAAGCTGAAAAGGTGAATGGTTAAAATGCGAACAGAGGTTTTGGCGCTTGATGAAAGATTTGGAGAAGAATATGCTGGGCGTTATGTTTTCTGTGAAATTAGCTGGGCTAAACGCAGTCGCATAATTCAGAAATACACGAAATATCATCCGCTCACTGGTCAAATTGTTAATAGCGACTTCATAGCTATACAAGCCGAAACTATTATTGCAAGTTTGAGAGAGCAACCTTCACATAAGCCCATAAATCTTGAAAGGTTGTTAAGCGAAGATAATGGCATACCAGTTGAGCTTGGAGAACTCTTCAGCCAAATCGTGAATAGGCTTAACAGTGTCAGCATTGAAGAACAACGTTTTTTATCCATGCAATCCGAAGACAAAAGCCAAACCAAACCCTCACAGACTTTAGACTCTGCAAAGAATTCGGCTGGACACCAAGACAACTTCAGCGGCAATCAGCCAAAACAATCCAACAGTTTATCATTGTTCTAAACGAGATGGATAGGCAAGCAGAGGAGGAAAGAGTGAAGATGGAGCGTGAAGCAAAATGGCGGTCGAAATAGCATATGACACTGAAGGAATTGAAAAGTTTCAAACGGCCATACAACAGTTTGACGGCGGCATGCAGCAGCATGTGCATAGACAATTGACAATTTGGGTTGAAAATGTCAAGGCTTTGGCTAAACAGCTTGTTCCTGTGAGAACTGGCTTTTTACGCAATTCAATTTATGCAAAAATTCAAGAATGGATTGCTGAAATCGGTGTAGAAGCTACTTACGCCTTATTTGTTGAGCTTGGAACGCGGTTCATGAAGGCAAAGCCATATCTTGATCCAGCAGTTCAAGAGCATCTGCCGAGGCTTGAACAGCTAATCTGTGAAGCTATTGACACAGCGAAGAGGGAGGCTGGTTTAGAATGAGTTTTCGTGAAATAGCAATTACGATTAGAGCTGTGAATCGTGCAAGCCACGAGTTTGGAAGGGTTCAAAACGATGCTGAATCATTAAGTATGAGGATTAAAAGCTTGGGTTCCGCTGTTGCCGGCTTGGGTGCTACTGGAACAGTTGTTGGACATTTGGCTCACCAATTTGGCTTACTTAATTCTGAACAGACACGTGTCTTCAACAGTGTAATGATGGTTGTGTCAGTTATGGGAATGTTTATGCGGACAAGTGGGGGCGTAGCCATAGCCCAAAAAATTTATGCTGCTGCATGCTGGATTGCGACTGCTGCACAAAATTCATTAAACATTAGTTATGCAACTTTTCTTGCTTTAACAGGAGTCGGCATCGCTGTTATCATTGCAGCTGCTGCAGCCATGTGGTATTTTGCTTCGCAAATGAATGCTGCAACCGCTTCTGTGCAAAGCTTCAATGAGGCTGTGGCTGAAATGCCAGAACGTAGTCGCAGTGTTCGCCGTGCTGGTGAAGATGAGTTGTATAGAAGAGGTGTTGAAGATTGAGTATAGACATTCCAAAAATGGCTATTGTATTCGGTTCGGTAACGCCGCCGCAAGGCGATATTATCGACTGTAAAGTGCATTTGGGCTGCACAAACGAGGTCAGCAGCTTTGAAATTCTGCTTCAAAATTGGGATAAAAAGTATAGTCTAGGTGGCTCCTATCCCATAAACGTTGGTATGGATGGAAGTATAAGCATTGGCAGAGGCTTGAATGTCCCGCAGATTATCATTTGCCGTGTTGAAGCTGTCAAGTATGAATCCACGTCAACAGAGAATTATCTTCGGGTTTCTGGACGATGCTGGGGTGAACGGCTTTTCCGCCGTACTGTAACCAAAACATATGAAAACAAGAAGGGCGAGGAAATAGTCAAAGACTTAATCGATTATTATGTTGGTTTAAGCCACAATCGAGGCGGAACAGAGCTTATTGAAGACACAGACACGACTTACACGAAACTTGAGTATGAAAACACGCCGGTGTTTGACATTCTCAAATACATTGCAGCATCTGCGGATAAGAACGGTGTTATAGGTTATGATTTTCGCATAGCTCCAGATGCTAAATTTGAGTTTTTCCCACGCTTAAGCAAAACTTCGTCTTTAAGCCTTTCAGAAAAAATTGAAGTCAGCGAATATCGCAAAGACATTCATAGGGTTAGAAACAAAATCACAGTTTATGGAGCTGCTGATAAGAGTGCACCTTTGGATAAAGATGCTTGGACTGAAAGCCTAACGCCCACAGATGGCTCTTGGAGCGTGGAGCAACCTGAAAACACCATAAGTCTAGACGCAACAAGCAAGGTTAAGGGTTCTTATAGCATAAAAACTATAACTGGAGTTGCTGAATATGCTGTTCCCGTTTTTACGTTGAACTCTGGAAAGGAAGTAAATGCTGAGCTTTATCCAGTTTTAAGTCTTTACATGGCTTTAGCCCAATACTGTGACGGCAACATCAAAATAAGATTATGCGATGCTATGGGAAAGACTGCTGACAAATATGAGAAAATTGCCAACGACCAAAAATGGCATAAAATAGACCTAAAAATAGGTTCAAAAAACGCTTTAGAATGGGTTGACGTAGAATCAGAGTTCGACTGGACTCAAATTAAAATGGTCAAATGGATTGGATTTTATGCTGGCGGTGAGCAACAGACCCGTGCCATGTGGATTGACACCTTATTTTTCGGCGGATGTAGATACAGTAGCATCCAAGAAGACAGCGGAAGCCAAAACGCCTACGGCTTAAGAGAACTTGTAGAAGTTGATGAGGAGCTTCACAGCGACAACGAATGCGCCTTACGAGCCAATGCTTTATTAGCATACTTGAAAGACCCTGCGGAAAACTTGACAATCAGAAGCACAGTCATAGACTATGGAAATTCTCCGTTTTTACCTGGCGACAAGATTCATGTAGCATTGCCAAACGAGAATGTAAATGCCGACTATCGGATATTAGCCGTTGAATATCACGTTGACGCTAAAACACAGACTCTTGAAATAACAATAGAACTTGGACGAGAAACGCCACTTTTAGCGGATTATCTTTACGATCTGCGTAGCAAGACAAGTCATTTAAGCAGATACAAAATAGCGAGAGTGATGGCATGAGCCAGACTGTTCCTTATGGACGATATGAAGAGGCTTTTAAGGCGATTCACAGCGCCCTATGCGACCTTATGGCTCCGCCGACTGGAAGAAGAATAACCAAGCTGGAGTTTGCTTGGAATGTAAACGGAACACTGGCAACTTTAAAAGCTTATGAGGTTGCAATGCTTCTTTTCACGCTTTCCTTCTTATGGAATGCCGACGGCACTTTAAGGGAGGTTAGCCGCAACGATGCTTGACAAAGCTCTGGTTATTCGCGATGACAAAGAAAAGCTTAAAGACATAGGTGATGTTTTGGCAATAGCTCGTTCCGAGGGAAAACGGCTTTTCAAAACAAGAGAAAATGTTTCTGTTGTGCGATTGTTTTTCGATGTTGAGGTTGGCTGGATAGCGGTTATACGCTTTCCTTCAGCTGTTGCTGGTTGTTCAAACACGCTGGTTGTAAGCGAGGGAGAAAAAATTGGAAAATGAACATGAAAGAGAATGTTAGAAATCAGAAATCTGCCATAATAGCTGGGATGCAGAGACGGATTGAAGTTTGGCGAAAACAAGTTTATAACAAAAGTATCATTATTTGTTGATTAACACATGATAATTTTGTTATGTTATAAACTTATTTTGAGAGGTTAAAGAAAAAGAAATTAAAGCGACGCAAAAATTAAGGGATTGGAAAATTAGGTTTATTGGAAAAGAATGCTCTGTTCATTATGATAAAATAGTATGCAATTGTTAGAAAAGAAAGCATTTCAATTAAGAGCTGAAGCATTGCTGGAAATGTAGAAGGAAAATAGTTATCCATGTTTTCAATTCCTAAAATCGAAATTCCTTTTTGCTTTCTCTGATTGATTCGCCCATTGCCTTTCTTAATGCTGTTTCTTTTTGGGATTCACTCATTGCACCATAGCATTTCTTTAATGTGCGTGTGTCTTCCCAACCTAATGTTTGAGAACATAATTCATAATTCCAATTTGTAGCATCAAGAAAATCTTGAGCTGATGTATGTCTCCAGATATGGCATACTTGTTTAGGTATTGGAATGTTGGCTTTCTCATAGGCTTTAATAAAAATCTTTCTAACTTTTATATAACTGAAAGGAAACAATTTTCCTTCTGTTAGATTATTTCTTGATTCTAAATTCTTCTGCAGTTTTTCTTTCAATTCTCCAATGATTAGCTTTCTCCATTTCTTTCGCCCTTTCTTATGTCTGCCTTTATCAATAACCGTGATTATCCATTTGTTTTGATGTTTCTCAATGTTTTCAATGTAAGCGTTTAATGTTGCTGTGATGCGTGTTGCAGTATAATAAAGAAAGTATGGTAATGAAAGCCAAACATGAATGAAAGGTTTTTCATGTTTATCGTTCTCTATTATTTCTTTCAATGCTTTAATGAAAGCATGACGTTCTTTTCTTGTTAAACGGTCATAGGCTTTAGAACCTAATTCATAATCCAAACATCCATCAATACCTTTAGAATTTAATGTTTCGCTGTTTATTCCATGCATCAATTGAAACCATAAACGAATACTTTGTTTTGCATGATAATGATTCAAACTTGGAATTTTTTGTTGTTTCAATAATATTAAAAATTCTGAACATTGTTCAATAGTTAAATTACGTGGATGTATTTTTAAATGGATACATGGCTGTCTTAAGCGATTGATTTTTTCATCCATATAATTTTTGGAAAGTTGCCTTTTTTCTAATGTTTTTTTGAATTGTTGAATTTCTGGAATGGTTAAGAATCCTTCACGGGTCATTTGATAAGGCTTTAATTCTGTTTGCCCTAATTCATTGAAGATTTCAACAATGGTTTCTTTTGGAATTTCTTTCATTTTACGGTAAATTGTCATGTGGCTTATGTGCAGATTCTCGGCTAACTCATAAGGCGATGTTGAAGCATAAAGTTTGATAGCGTTAATGAGCTGTTCTTTCGTTAATGCTTGAGGTCTTCCTATTCTCTTTTCTTTTTTAACGGATTTTTCTAACGGAATTTGGGTTTGAGGTTTCAATATCTGAATTGTTTTCATATACCGCATCTCCTTATATTGTATTATCTTATGGTGTGTATTCTTAAATATGTTATGGTAGAATAGAATATAACGTGGTAGGAATGGCAAGGAAAATTAAAACAAGCATCAATTTAGATGAAGATTTAATAAAATGGATTGATAGCGAAATTAAGACAAAACGTTTTGCAAATAGAACCCATGCTATAGAATATGCTTTAGAGCAATTGCGGAGAGCTGGAAAATCTGAAGGCTAAAAAAATGAAACAGAAACATAAGAATCATAATAAGCAAGATTTGTTAGATTGGATTTTAGCAATTGATTATTAATGTAAAGTCTTCTCATAGCATTTTTTATGATAATGTTTAACGTGTCCACCATAGTGAGAAATGGATACAATTTCTGGATTTCTAACCAAAGTTATTTTGATAAAATCATTGTTCCATTCGAATTCTAAATATTTCTGCTCTGGCGTCAAGATTTCCCCACAAAAATGACATTTCGGCGGTTGTCCCCCTAATTTTTGCTTAAGTCTGTTGAAAATTGGTTCAGTTAAAACATAGGTTTTCATAAAAAATCTATATGAAAATATCAAAATTTAAAGATTGCTCTTATTGTTTAAACATTAATTTTTCAATAGCATGGAAAAATAGCATCAAAAAATACGTTATTAACGCTTTTTCTGATATTCTATGATGTTTTATGATGGATAAAAATTAAATTTCCAGAGACCAGCTCTATTTTGAGGTTTAGAGAATGAAGGCATTAATTAAAGTCGAAAAACATGGAATAAGAATATCAATGCAGAAGCTCAAGGGATTCAAACAAGGCGATATAGTCGAAATTGAGTTCAAAAAAATCTATGCAAATGATGAAGATAAGAAAGCTCTTGAATTCCCTTTCTTTTTTTCATAATTTTGTAAAAAATTAACGCTATTTTGGTTAAGATATCGCTATAGTCTATTATTTCATTAAAAACATGGATTTTTGTTATATTTTGTTACAAAAAAGCAATTTCGCAAGATATTTAGTTTATCTAATACAAATTAATTGCTTGTGATGATTGATGCGGATAATATCAATCAGTTTAAAAGAAGAAGAATGGAAAATCCTTCATAAAATCAAGCAAATTAGAAACATTCGTTCTTTACATAGAACGGTCAAACTTGCGATTGAAGACTACATTAAAAATTTCAAAAATAGTGAATTGCATCATAGGATGCCTGACGGCAAAATTGTAAAATGCAATAAGCCCGTTACAGATGAATTCGACTTTTTAGAGATGGAATAATGCCATTATGCAGATTGAAAAAAGAAACATTAGAAAGGCTAAAGACAATTAAGGATAGGTATTCATACAAAAGCCTTAATGCTATTGTTAATAAAGCATTGGATGTTTTAGAAGGAAAAGAATTACGGAAATTAGAGCAAACTATCAATAGATTAACAAGAGAAATGGATGGTTTGAGAGAAGCAAACTTTCAATGGCGACAGGAATATATGAAGATTATTTCTGAAAAGAAGGAATTAGAGCTAAAGATTGGTCAATTGGAAAATAACATTAAAGACTTGAAATTTACCTATAAGGGTTTAGCTGGAGAATATGAAAAAGCTCTTTTGGAAAATATAGAAATTAAGAAGCAAATGGAAAATACAGATAGTCAGAAGTTTCTATCTCAAATTGATTCATTGAAGAGAAAAATAGAGGAAAAGAATGCCGAGATTCAAATCTTGCATGGAATCATTAAGGAAAAGGATTCTAAAATGTTGAATATTGAACAGATTATTAGAGAGAATGGAGAGTTAAGCGAAAAGGTTCAATCATTGGAAAAAGAATTATTGGAATTAAGAGATAACAATGATAATTTGATAAGACAGAGTTATGAACAAGCGAAAGAGGTCAAATTTATTAGAGATGTCATTAATCAAGAATTGAGCTACATTTCAAATCTGAATCCTTTTGATATAAAACAAGAATTGCTTAAGTTTAAGGAAAGCTTGAATCGAAAGGTTCAGCAAGAATTAGAAAAGATGGAATCATAAGGCTTAAATCATATGTCTTTAGACGTGAGAAATTCTGTTAATTAACTATGCGAAGTGTAGAGGTTTCAGTTCAAAAAGAGTATGGAAAGCGTTACTCATTTTTGAGTGTAAACAAAATTTTATTGGAAAATTTCCATAAAAAATGTAAACATGTTTACAAATTGAGTTTTGTTACAATTTTGTTATGTGAGAGTGTAACAAAATATCATCGTTTTAACATTAATGTGTTTATGGCGAAAAGGCGAATTAATTGACGTGGATGAAAAACTGCTTAACTTTGATGACCTAGTTGTTGATGCTGGGCTTAATGCTTTATGTGGTCAAGCCTTTGATGGAAGTGGCAGCAGACCTGCAGTTTTTAATTATGTAGCTATCGGCACTGACGGCACAGCACCGAGCGCTTCGCAGACTGCTTTGGGCGCTGAAGTTATGCGTGTTCAAGGCACTTATGCGAAAGACGCTAATGTCGGCGAATGCAGCATAGATGCAACATTTAACATAGACAACACTTATGCTTTAAACGAGTGCGGTTTATTCAATGCTTCAACTGGCGGAACAATGTATTGCAGAGACACTTACACGACAAAAAATGTGCAGAACGGCGACACGGTTAAAGTTTACTACACAGGAAAGTTCGAGAGACCAGCTTAAGCAGGTGATAAACATTGAGGCTTCCCTGCTGGTTGCTTAGGCTTCTACCCATGTGGGATTACATTTGCCCAAAATGCCGTAGGGAAGTTAAGCGCAGCAGTCATAAATGTCCCCATTGCGGTGAACGTTTTCCTTTCCCATTACGGGTTCCGCCTAAAGTTTTGAAGGATAAGAAGGCGCTTGAAGACTACGTTCATAAGCATATTTTTCCTAAGGTTTCAGCAAGCCAACGAGAGTATTTAGCACAGTTTTTCACAATTTTATTCGAGGATGGTTTTGAGAGTGGCGATTTCAGTGCTTGGACGGGAACTGAAGCTGGTGGGGGTGGAACAATTAGTGTTGTCAGTGACCAGAAGCATCATGGCAGTTACAGCGCTTACAGTAATGCGCCTGCAAGTGGTTGGGGTAATGTTTACAAAACTTTGGGAACAGCGCAGCCTGAATGTTACATCCGTTGGTATATAATGTTTAACACTTTACCTCCGTCAAGTGGACTTCAAGCTCCAATTCTGCGAGCAAGCGCTACTGGAAC